AAACAAGAATTGTAATAAACCTAAAAACAGATTATATATAAATGCTCCTGCCACTGAAAGTGCTCCTGCTATCATCCCAGTCGCACTAATAGATGTACCTGCAAAACGGTTAATAGCGGCAATTACTATATAAAAGACTGTGATTAATGCAATTATTGCTAGAATAAACAATGTAATAGGATTCATGCTCATAGCTGTGTTCAAGCCTTGCTGCGCTACAGTTGCCGCCTTCGTTGCAGCTGCTTTTTTCCATAGCAAGACATTTTGTATGCCTGATATTATGTTGTTGCCAAGTGTAATTATCCCAGTTAATATCATTTTTGCGTTTAGTGCCAGCATTGCCGCTGCTATACCCCATATTATAGGGCTTATAAATGACCAGTTATCGACAAACAAAGAGACTATCCACAGTACTATATCGGCTAGAAAACAAGCAATTGTTGTGGCTACTATAGCCCCTGCGGTCAGAGCGTCAAAGAATCTCTGACCAGTAGGTGACTCCAGCCATTTGACAATATCCTGAATTTTAAGGGCGATTTTGTTTAATGGTCCTCCTGCCTGATTAAGGCTTAAAACCCATTCAACAGCCTTATTCTGTACCTGTTCCACAGCAGATGATATTTCCTCTGAGAAGGGCATTAGCATTTTTATTACATCAAAAGCCGTTGTAAACACGTTAAGCCCTTTTCCAACGGCTTTAACGGCATTGCCTAAAGTCTCAAAAGCTGAGCTACCCTCTTTTGCAGAGTCATTTAACTCCTCCTGCTTTTCCTTTGCCTCAGTAATCACATTATTTATTTCATAGTATGAGTTACTAAGCTGGATATTAAGAACATTATTCTCAATTTGCTTAACACTATTCTTTATAAAATTCATAGTGTCAGGTACCTTCTTCACTGATACGGGATCAATTATATCTAAATTTGTAGAAGGGGGATTATACAATTGAATAGCTTTTGTCGGTGGTTTATACAATGTTAAAGCTGTCGTAGGGGGGTTATACAACGTTAAAGCTGTAGACATAAATTCCTCCTTTCTGCTACCTGAGCTTTTTGTATTTTGTTATTTGTTTTTCAACCTTATATCCATGCCTTACTTCTGGCACAAATCTGGGTTGAAAGAAAATCATATATTTATACCTTCTCTATTTAAATCATTTTAATTAGTAATTTTCTTTCAACCTTGCTCTTTCTTTTCTTTCCATTTCAACTCTCTTATTGATACAAGCAATTACAAAAGCCTTTTCCTCACGTGGTAAGCTAAGAAATTGCCTAGGAAATATATGAAGCTCATGGAGGGCATAATAGGCGTAATTTGCATCACTATCGCCCTCCTCTATCAGTTTTTTGCTTCTTCCACCAGGTCATTAACATCCCTGTCAAAGCCGCTAAGTCTTTGTATTTGAGCCACAAGCTCAGCTATCTCTCCTGCAAGCAATACCTTATTCATATACTCCTCTGGATTTAGGCTGCCCGTTTTCTTAATGCTTTCTGAATCCTTAAAGTCAGGCACAACAGTGTGGTTAATTACAATAGCACTATTGAACTTCTGCATATCCATTTCAATCCTTCTATTCTTTTTAACCTCCATTGATTTCTTGCGTATTTCATCAAAGTCCTTATTTGTCATAGCCTTGATTTTGAATTTCATTATGCTACCGTCTGAATCCTTGAATCTGTCTGAGATAACAACCTCATCTACTAGATTATCGATTGGATTTATGTTTAGGAATTCTTGTAATGTACTCATATTTATACCCTTTCCTTTCTTAAGGCACAAATCTAGGTTGAAAGAAGCTCATAAATTTATACCTTCTATATTTAAATTATTTTAATTGTGTCACAAAACTTTGTTGGAACTTAGTTAGAATTTTTATCAAATCTGAAGTTTTAAAAACGCTTACAGATTAGCTCACCCATGCAGGTGGTACAACAACCACTGTAAGCGGTTTCCAAGCCAATTGGTTTCAACAAATTTAATTTCTTTATATTTTTTATTAAATAGGAAATTAAATTTGTGCTTACATACTAAAGCTGTCCAGCAAATCATAGTCATCAAATGTGAAGGATAATTCCTCATCCAGCATATCATCACTCGTTCCATCAAATTTTGCCGCAGTAATCTTGTCCAGATTACAGTTTTTTAATACTGCTGTTTGTTTACCATTATTAGATGATGTATCCTCATTGATGACCTGAAGGTCAAAGTAAAAGTCCCTTCCTGTTTTGATGTATTCCAGAGTCAGCTCTCTGAACAGGCTGGTGACATAGTATACTGTTAGCGTGCCGCTACCTGACCAGCCAGCAGTCTTCTTGCCTACGTTTGTTTTACCTAATACTGGAACATCAGACTTTTTCTTTTCTATAGTTGCATCAAGGCTCTTTGCATAAAATAATTCTTCTACTCTCCCATTAATGGTAGCAAAGGCTTTAGCCTGCTTACCTGAAACTGCATTTCTTTCATTCATAAACGCCATATTAGTTCACCTCTACCTTTACATATATTTTTTCAATGGCATCAACTGGAGTTAAGTATGTTTCTATTAAAACGCTATCTCCGCTAGTGCCTTCTTGAACGCTAATGTCTGTTTTGGAATCAAAATCCTTTATTGCTTCCTTCTTTTGTAATGCCTCTAAGTAATTAATGCACTCATTTTTGAGTAAATTCCTGCTCTCAGCATTATTAGAAACCTTCCCAAGATAAAAGCTAGAGAATAAATCTACAAAATCATTATTTATCTCGTCCAGTACACGCACTACGCGGTTCTTGGAGAATGCACTCCCCTTTGTCAAGGTAAAGGTAGTAAGTGTATTTATATCCTGCTCTACGATTGCCTTGTTATGATTAGCAGTAAATACAAACTCCCCAGCCTTTAATGAGTTAATTATCTGTGAGTTGGTGTAACGAGGTACTGCATCTATAGCCTCATCATATGCCTTATAGGTAAGAGATTCATTTATCTGAGCTGCTGCGGTTGCTGAAGCTACCCATGCAGTACATTGTGCTGCTGTTAGTGATGTGCCGTCAGAAAGCATAACACCGTTTTTAACAGATATAACGCCTTCATAATCAGCAATAGGATAATTCTCCAAAATAAGCTGTATTTTTTTACCCTCATCATCTCTCATCCTTTTGCAAAAGGAAACAAAGATACTCTTTAAGATTGTATCAGTAATAGGCAACGCCATAGTATTAAAATCATTGATTTCTACAGCTGCTAGATAATCAAGGTAATCCTGATTTGTTACTGTACCGTCAGTGCCCCCAATTAAGGCAGTTCCTGCTGTTTCAGTCAAAGCACCCGTTCCACTAAACGTTACCAAATTATTATCTGTAAGCCCTGCAATATCTGCTACGGTCTGCACCTCTACAGATATCCCGTCAAGCAAGGTTTCAACATCAAATAATGTATCATTATCAATGTTCTTACTTATAACCATCTTAATGTCGTTTCCTCTAACGCCTTCCCATCTTGCACTTACAGTTAAATTGCCGATGGTAGTAGCCGCCTTGACACCTGAATTCAATCTATATAATAATATTTTGTTGACCCTCTTCTGTGCCTCTCTTATTAATAGCAGCTGTGGCTCATTTATACTATAGCCAAGCTTTTCAAGTGTGTCCTCCCCTGTTATAACCTCTATTACCTTTTTGGGCTCTCCCCAAGATAATACTAACGGCATTGTCATTGTTCCACGCTCACCAATAGCTCCTATTGTCTTAGATTTTCCCTCTACATTTACATAAACACCTGGACGCACCTTGTTTAATGCTGTAAAATTTCCTCCTGCCATTCTAATTCGCCTCCCTCTCTAAGAAATCCTTAATCATTTCCTTTACACCCTCTAAGGTATAGGTCTCTTTCTCATTTAGTAGTGAACTGAGAATATCCTTTTCCGAAGATGTAAATTGTTCAGATTTCAATATCTGTTTTTTAATAAAATATGTGCTTTTCTCACTTGGTTTTATTGTTTTAGTCTTTCTAATCAAATTACTAGCTCCCTTCTAAGCTCTAGCTTCTGCATATTACTCACCTCTGCAGGCTCCCTTTTAACAACAACCTCATAGCTTACAAAGAAATGAAGTATACCACCACTTATTTCGTAGTACATTCCTTTTCCTCTGCATAACATGGCGTCGATAGAAATGAGCTCCATAGCATTGAATAATTGCTCTGCTATGCTATGCATATTCACTATGCCACTATCATGGTATTGGATATCAAAGGATATCCTTCGCTTGTATCTGTCCCCAAGCTCCTGTTCATGCTCACATTTGACCATTTTTACATAAAAGCTTGGTGCAGTCATACCTTGACTTAATTCTTCATTCATCAAAGGCACTTGCGGATAGTGTGAGTTAAGTATATTTCCAATACCCTGTATAACACTATTTGTTGTGGCTATCCCCAAAAAGCATCATCCTTTCTGTCTTAAGCTTGATTTTACTGAAACAAGCCTTAATACATTCTTGCCAAAGCTGTTTTCTTTTTCTTTGCCCTCCTGCTTAAATAAACATTTTTTTGTAAGCTTACTCAAAATATTCACTTGTTCTTTAATGCCTGCAATACCAAAAAGGCAATGATGTTCACAATCAATCCAATACCAGTTTTTCGTTCAAGCCTACGCTTACTTTGTTGCGTTATAATCTACAACAACCATTATTGTTTTACTAGTATCGTGCATTGACATTTTGCAATTTGCGTAATATAATATAGAAGAAAACTATTTACAAATACTTTAAATATTTATACTATATTAAATAAGCAATTAACCAAAACGTATTGTGTACTCTTATTATATTACGCATTACGCGTAATGTCAATAGTTAATTTGCAAAATATTTAAAATATTTTTTGGAGTGAATAATTATGACATTAGGAAAGAAATTAAGAGCATTAAGAGAAGATCGGGGCATTTTTCAAAGAGAGGCTGCTGAAAAGCTAGGTATTGCACTTACTACATTATCTGGCTACGAGAGGGACGCGAGAAAGCCCGATACTGGTATGCTAAAAAGGATTTGCGAGTTCTATGGAGTAACAACAGATTACCTGATTGGGACTGATACCACTCTGGATAATTTAGAAGAAGAGTTCCCTGAAGGGGTACAAGTGCTTAGGCGTGCCACAAAGGAGCTTTCACCAGAGGCACGAGCAAAAATGATTAAGCTGATGAAGGCATTTCTTGAAGAGGAATAAGTGTAGGATTTTACAATTAATCACTTCAACTAGGAGGTTAAACTTTTGAAACCAAGATTTGAGCTTGCAAAGCATATTGGCAGAGATTTTTTTAACAAATACTGCATTCAATTAAGTTATCCACTTGATGTAGAATATATAGCCAGCATAATAGGTGTATCTATAATCCCTTGTGATTTGCACGGAGAGGAAAGCTATACAATGCACGCTAAAAGAAAGGGTGCAGACAAGTATAAGATTGCTATAGATAATTCTTATAATGAGCAGCGAGTGCGTTTTACATTGTCTCATGAGCTAGGTCATATTATAATGGGACATTTTAAAGATTACAGAATCTCTACACTAAGCGAAGGCGAAAAGCTAGTTCTGGATAAAGAAGCAGATGTTGTCGCTGGAGAAATACTAATGCCTCTTTCATATATTACTAAGTATAAAAATTCTGTTGAAACACTTCAAATCATATTTGATGTATCTTTACCTGCAATAAAAACCAGACTTAAATTCTTAGATATAAAAGCTTCACTTAATAAACCTAAGCCAATAAATTATCAGCTTTCAGAAAATGAAAAGAAGGTGGCTCTACTTAGGGATAAATGGCTATATGATTTTTAA